GTCAAGCTCAGGATCGGCCGTAAGGCCAAGTGCAGCCCAGCCGAGCTCCCGGAGGTCAAGATCGTCTCCGCGATCGCCCCAGATGGCTGGAATCGCCGCTTTCGTCCCGCTGAGCCCACCCTGCGAGTCCAGATGCAGGTGATCGCATGACCGAGGGGATCAAGCCCGCGCCGATGTTCAGCCCGTACTGGTTCTGGCAGCAGCCCAAGCCGGTCCAGGACGAGGTGATGAACTGGTTGAACATGAACGGGGTGGACCCCAACCGCTGCGCAGGCTTCGACGTGATCGGCCAGGTGGTGGTGGCCCAGATGTACGAGCTGGGCCCGGATGGTCGGGGCATCATCGACGAGCACGACAACATGAAGACGTACATACGGGAGTTCATTGCCAAGTCTTTGCCCGACGCGATCAAGGAATATCGCATAAAGACTCGTTAATGGTGTACGGTCGGGCATCGAGACGAGGAGAGCCATGGACATCGATGTGAAGACCGAGGTCATGCCAGCGGAGTTCAACCCCTCCAGACGGGGGCGACGGGCCATGGTGGAGATCGAGCCGTTCCTGGACGCCATCCAGGAGGCCGCCCCGGCGTGGGTGTGCTTCGAGCTGGATGACCTCAAGATGGCCGGGTCCATCATGCGCCAGCTGGGCAAGACGCCCGGTGTTGAGGTAGCCAGTCAGGTACGAACCCCGGAGGGCAAGAACGTGTACGCCCGCTGGGTGCCAGGCAAGACCCGCTAACAAAGGAGAACACATGTCGTGGGGCATCAGTAGCAAGATCGCGGTTCCGGCCAAGGAGCTTGAGGCCAAGCTCAAGGAGGATATGGAGGCTCATCGCAACGCCCAGACCGTACCCCTCAGCAAGGAGGTCGAGGAGCAGTTCGAGGTAGCCCTGGGCGCGGTCAAGCACCTCGCAGAAAGTGGCGCGGTGGGCACCGAGCACCTGTTTGCCACCATCAGCGGGCACGCCAACGAGGGCCACAAGCCCGCGGAGGGGTGGTCCAACGACTCGCTGACCATCTCCCTGAGAAGCCACCCAAAGGTTGACCCCTCCGCGGGGCAGTAGTTACGTTGGTTGAGGTAGGTAGGTAGAACCTCCACAGGTAAGACCGCGTCGCCCTTACGACGCGCCAGCGATTCCCCACCGGCCCCCTTCCCTGGTGGGGTTTCGTGTATCTTCAGGAGCTGCGACCGGCTGCTGCAGACGTGCTGTGCCGCACCGCCAAAACCCCCCGATCAGCGCTTGGACTCGCCGCGTCGGGGGGTTTTGTGCACCCGGCGACACTGAACACATGAGGTACAAGGCGGGTGTCGCGATCTGGTGTGTCAAGCAGATCGTGATGCTCAACGTGGACCTCTACACCGTTCTCGGGGAAGAGGCACTGGCATGGACCAAGAGGCGCTTGTCGCGAAGCTAGACAGCCTGGCCTGGTACTACCAGTCCCGTGGCCAGTCCTGCTGTGCCCAGACCGCCTGGGCGCTGATCCGCGAGCTCAGGCTGGCCAAGGGCGAGAAGATGGCCCTGACGAAGGAGAGCTCTCTTGGCTAGCCCCCCGAACAACTACGGCGATGTTCTGCGCTACGACGACACCACCATGGCGCAGGCTGAGACCGGCATCCCCCAGAACCCCTTCGCGGAGCTGGGTGGCTCCGGCCTCAAGCGCGCCACCGGCATCATCGATGAGGAGTATCTGCCCGCCCTGCGCGGCCGCAAGGCCGTCAAGGTGTACCGGGAGATGGCCGACAACGACCCGATGGTCGGGGCGCTGCTGTTTGCCGTGGAGAAGCTGCTGCGGCAGGTCACCTGGCGGGTGGACAGCTCGGACACCACCCCCGAGGCCACCCAAGCGGCGCAGTTTGTCGAGGAGTGCATGGAGGACATGTCCCACACCTGGGACGACCTGATCTCCGAGATCCTGTCCTGCCTGGTGTACGGCTGGTCCTGGCATGAGGTGGTGTACAAGCGCCGGATCGGGCCCTGGGAGAAGGACCCCAAGAAGAAGTCCAAGTTCACCGACGGCAAGATCGGCTGGCGCAAGATCCCGATCCGGTCCCAGGAGACCCTGCTGCGCTGGTCCTTTGACGAGTCCGGTGGCGTGCAGGCCATGGTTCAGATCGCCCCGCCGTACTACGACACCACGGTGCTGCCGATCAACAAGTCCCTGCTGTTCCGCACCGGCATCTACAAGGGCAACCCCGAGGGTCGCTCCCTGCTGCGCAACGCCTACCGCCCGTGGTTCATGAAGAAGCGGCTGGAGGAGTTCGAGGCCATCGGCGTCGAGCGTGACCTGGCCGGTATGCCGGTGGCCAGCGTTCCCAGCACGTACATGAACGCCAAGAAGGGCTCCAAGGAGAACAACGCCTTCCTGGCCTTCAAGCGGATGGTCCAGAACGTGCGTCGCGACGAGCACGAGGGCCTGGTGCTGCCGCTGGAGTACGACGAGAAGGGCAACGAGCTGTTCAAGTTCGAGCTGATGAGCTCGGGCGGGGCCCGCTCCTTCGACACCTCCGCGATCATCCAGCGCTACGAGCAGCGCATCCTGATGACCGCGCTGGCCGACTTCATCCTGGTCGGGCATGAGGGGGTGGGCTCCTACTCCATGCACGTGGACAAGACCGGCATCTTCCGGGCCGCGTTGAACACCGTGGCCGAGGCCATTGCCGACGTCTTCAACCGGCATGCCATCCCCCGGCTGTTCGAGCTGAACGCCTGGAAGCTGGACGAGCTGCCCAAGATCGTCCCGGACAACGTGGACCCGCCCGACCTGACCCAGCTGGCCCAGTTCATGACCTCGATGGCCGGGTTGGGGATGGAGTTCTTCCCCGACGCCGACCTGGAGAAGTTCCTGCGCCAGACCGCGCACCTGCCGGAGATGAGCCAGCAGGCCGAGGATCTGCGCCGGATGATGCAGGAGCACTCCCAGCTGGCCGGTGCCGCCGAGTCCAATATGGCCTTTGAGGGCACCAAGCAGAAGGAGGGCCGGGTCGCGGCCGGGGAATCCCCCGAGCAGGCTCAGCTGGCCCAGGAGAGTCCCTCCCCGGCCCTGCAGGCCTCCCAGGCGATCGGTCAGCAGGTTGGTGACGCTCAGGGCTCCATGCACCCCGATGTGCAGGCGGCTCAGCAGCAGCAGATGCAGCAGCAGCTGGAGATGCAGGCCAACGACCCGAACGCCCAGGCGCAGGCTCAGGCGGACCAGCAGGGCCGCGAGCTGGACCTCAAGGGCAAGGCGCTGGACCAGCAGATGAAGGAGAAGGACCACAAGCGGGACCAGGAGGGCAAGGACAAGGACTTCAAGCGCGATCAGAGCGCCAAGGACAAGGACTTCGCCCGGGACACCAAGGCCAAGGACGCCGAGGTCAAGCGGGCCGAGGTGCTGGCTCGGATCAAGGCCAAGAATGCCAAGCCGGTAGCGACCAAGAGGAAGGCCAAGTGAGGTGGCACCCAACCGCGTCGTCAAGGAAATTGCTCACGCGCTGCGCATCCTGGCGTTGGCCTTCTTCGCCATCGGGCTGTCCACCGCGGCTGCGGTGATCCGGATCGTGCAGTACCACCAGGTTGCCAGCCTGGGCTGGTCGCTGGTCACCGTGGGCTTTGCCCTGATCTTCTTCGGGATGGGCCTCTACCTGTGGGGTCAGGCCAAGGTCATCTCGGGGATCAACCGCACCATGAGTGATCGGAGCCTGTGATGCACCGGCACCCGATCAACGTGGTCCATCACGAGGACCTGAGCCTGAGCGTGCGCGTTGCCGAGGCCGTGGCCAAGACCATGGGCAGCATGCGGTTCATTGTCATCCAGACGGTGATCATCGTGGCCTGGATCGCCATCAACGTCACCGGCTTCATCCTGCGCTGGGATCCCTACCCGTTCATCCTGCTCAACCTGGTGTTTTCCACCCAGGCCGCGTATGCCGCGCCGTTCATCATGCTGGCCCAGAACCGGGCGAGTGAGAAGGACCGGGCGATGGCCGAGTTCGACTTCCAGCACAACGCCGAATCCCTGGCCCTGCTGCGCGCCCTGCACGCCGATGCGCACGGCACCGACTGCACCAAGTGCCTGACCCTGGCGGGAATCACCCCATGAGCTTTGACCCCAACGACGGCATCAGCTCCGTCTCCAAGTCCTACGTTCCCGGTGTGGGCTGGAAGAGCGCGAGCAAGCTCACCGCGATCCAGCGCGCCAAGGTGCCCGGTGCCCAGGCCAAGATGCACCGGGTCAAGCCCGCAGATCGGTCGTTCGCACGAACTCAGCGCAACCTAGCCGGGGCCATCAAGAGTGACCCGGAGACCCGTAGCGCCCTGGGCGGGGTCAAGAAGGATCCCGAATCCTGGGTCAACCAGGCCTACACGATCCGCACTGGCAGCGCCAAGCGGGGCAAAAGCTACATCGCTGGCCAGGCTCAGCCTCGGCACTTCAAGCAGCTGGTTGACCACGAGAACGAGCACGCAAAGATCAAGCGGTCCAGCTATCGGCTGCACTCCCAGATCATGGGTAACCCGCAGAAGCTGCTGCGCGAGGAAGCGCGGGCGGACTTTCATTCCAAGGGGCATTACTCCAACAACAGCAACCAGTCCGTCTACGCCCAGACGGCTCGCTGGCGGGAGAAGGCACTCAAGCATCCCAATCGTCCGGCCAAGGGCAGCGGACCACAGCAGCGGATCATGCGTGAGTACGACCCAGGGTTTAAGCGCAACACCAACCAGAGCGCCTACGAGGGTTCTGCCCAGCAGAACTTCGGACAGGTGGGCTACAAGATGAGCGGTAAGAGCCGAGACAAGAGCGTGGATGCCTACCGCAGTCTGCAGGATCGGCTGAGGGATAAGAAGGTCAAGAAGTCCTATGTTCCCGGCAAGGGCTTCATCCCGGCCAGCGCGATCCCCAAGGCTGAGCTGCGCGCCCTGGCCCATGGTGGCCGTAAGGCTGGCCAGCGGATTGTTCGAGCCAAGGCCAAGGCGGACAACGACACCTTCAAGAGCACCCACGCTGACCTGAAGAAGCTGGCCCAGGAGCTACAGACCAAGGGCAGGACCTCCCGCACTCCCAGTGGGGCGCTGCACCACAGTGTGTCCAACCTGGACATCAACACCTACTCTCCGGGCACCCAGGCGTTCGCCTTCAAGACCGGAGGGCGACGGGCCCCGGGCTATCTGGTCACCGCACCGGGGGCGTCCGGGCACATTATGGCTCACGAGGCCGCCCACCTGATGCCCAAGCGCAGCGCCTACCGCACCCATCACCAGCTGGTGGAGGACGGCGCGAAGTCCATGCGCGAGGAGGCTCGGGCGGACATGGCCTCGGGGGACAAGAGCGGCTACTACGCCAACCGCGAGGCTAAGAGAACCAAGAGCGGCTACGTCGAGGCGGCCAACAGCGAGTATGCCCGCAGCACCCAGTACCGGCACAGTGATGAGCATCGGGCCAAGATGTTCACCCCGGAGTCGATGGACGCTTTCCGGAGCACCCAGGATCGGATTCACGCCAACCGGGGGCCGAACTACAAGTTCAAGGGCAATCAGTATGTCGATGAGGCGGGCAACAAGAAGGCCCGCAACCATCAGCTGCTGGTCAACGGGGCAACCGCGGCCGGGGTGGCAGGCCTTTATGGGGCTGGCGCGACCATTGCCTACCGCAGGCACAAGGCCAAGAAGGAGGCGCTGGCCAAGAACTTCACGCCCTGGGATGGGATCACCTCCGAGGT